CCAAACTCGCGCGGGCCTAACGAGACCTCGCGAGATGCAGAGGCAGAAGAGGAAGAAGAGGACGAAGAGGCTGAGCGTAAGAAGTCTCAGGTGAACGCCGCCCGCGCCCCACGTGGCCTCATGGTGAAGCAGAACGCGCCGCTCACTTTCTCTCAGGCAGTTGAAACTATTCAGCGCATGCGGACCGGACAGGCTGGCGCGGAAATGACCGCCGCCCTAGCCGATATCACCCGCTCTGCTAACCCGGCCGTATCCGCCCCTCAGTGGTTGGGCCAAATGTGGGATGGCGCGGACTACGAGCGAGAGATCGTACCCACTTTCACTCAGGCCACCCTCACCCGCATGAAAGCCGTTGGCTGGCGCTTTACCCAAAAGCCTGAAGTCGATGACTACGCGGGCGACAAAGCAGAAATTCCTACTAACACGGTCGCTACGGAGCCGGTAGAAGTCAACGCTAAGCGCCTCGCCGCTGGCCACGATATCGACCGAGCATATTTCGACTTCAACGAGCGCGAGTTTCTCGAGGCATTCTTCAACGCCCGCGTTGTGGACTACAAGCTAAAGACCGATGAGCGCGCCGCCAAGTTCGCCGTTGATTCCGCCAAGGCCGCCCCGGCCGTGACTACCGGAACTGAGCCGGACCTGCTGCACGCCGCCGCCCGCGCTCGCCTCATCATCAAGCAACGTACCCGAGTTGAGCCAACGACCTACCTGGTTAACCCGGCCTCTATGTTCGGTCTATTCCAGATTACCCAGCTGGATAACCCGGCCTATCTGGACCTGCTGGGAGTCCGCCCTGAGCGTTTCCTCGCTACGGACCTCGTACCTGAGGGGCAGGTAGTAGCCTACGCTAAGCAAGCAATGACCTGGTTCGAGCTACCGGGCTCGCCTATTCGTGTCGACGCTGAGCGTATCGACCACGGAGGTAAGGATTCCGGTATTTTCGGATACTACGCCGCCATCCTAAACAACTCTCAGGGTGTTGTGTCTATCCCGTTCAACACCGCCCCGACCGCCCCGGTCGCTGACAACAACGAGGCCTAATCATGTCTGACATCATCGCCGCCGATGAGGTATTACACGCCATGCAACTAGGGGAGCGCGAGCGCCCCGAAGTTGAGGATGTGGTATCCGCCGTCAACGCTCTGATTAAGTCCTATAAAGGGGACCGTGAAGAGTGGCCCGCCTATTGGCGGCAGGGCGCGAAGATGTTAGCTCAGCGAGTCTACCGTCGCCGGGATTCCCCGGCCGGTGTTGAGGCTATGGGCGAGCTAGGCCCGGTCTACGTCTCTCGTAACGACCCGGACCTAGCACAGTTGCTCGAGTTAGGCCGATATGCTAAGCCGGTGGTTGGATGATTAAAGACAAACTAGACCATATGGTCACAGTGACAAAAGCCGCCGGTATATCAGCTACCCTAGACCCGCCGAAAATTAACCCGCCCGGGGCCTGGATATGCGCCCGCCGCCTGGACACCGAGACTCTGCCGGGATTCTTTACCACAGTTGCGGATGTTTACCTAATCACCCGTGATACGGGAATTATCCCCGCCCTCGAGACTCTAGACAGCATGCTCGAGAGCCTCATCGACGCCATCCACAACGATGACGCCCTCGAGATTGTATCCAGCGCCCTGGATGAGTCCGTAACCCTACCGCATGGCGCGGCACCACTGCCCGCCTATCGACTATCAGTAAACATTTCTTAGGAGAGTAATCATGGTTGCACGCGCCCCACGCGCCCAAAAGCTAGGCCCTGGCGAGCTGAAAATCGGAGGTGATGAGCTAGATATCTCATGCCAGATGACTGAGGTAAAAATCACCTGGGATATCGACGAAGATGACGCTGTGCCCGTGCTATGTGGTGGCACTATGCCCGGCGACACCACCTATCAGGCTAAGCTCGAGGGTGAGGCATATCAGGACCTCACCGAGGGCGGTATCGTTGAGTACACGTGGAAGAACCGGGGCGAAATCAAGTCGGTAACCTTTACCCCCACCACGGGAAAGGCGAAAATTACCGGCTCTATCGTAATTCAGCCCCTGGAGCTGGGAGGCGAAGTAGGCAAGAAGAATACATCCGACATTGAGTTCAGTTTCGCCGGTGATCCAGTATTCGAGCCTAACGCCGCTGAAGAGTAATCACTCATGGTTTATCAGGGATTGAAAATTGAGGGCGGGCGGCAATTGCGCCGCACCCTCAGGGAAGCTGGTAGCGACCTACAAGACCTGAAAGAAGCTAACGCCGCCGCGGCCGGTATCGTATCGGGTAAAGCAAAGAGCTGGGCCCCTACGCGGACCGGTCGCCTCATGGCGTCGGTACGCTCATCCGGTACAAAAACGGCCGGTATCGTGAGAGCGGGTAATAACCGCAAATCAAAAAATGGCGTGCCCTACGCCGCGCCGATTCATTGGGGCTGGAAAGCACGTAATATCAAGGCTAACCCCTTTCTTTCCTACTCTGCTCAGGCCACTGAGCCAACCTGGATACGCCTATATGAGTCACTCGTAAATAAAGCACTATCGAAAATCAAAGGAAAATAGAAACATGTCTCTAAAACTAGATGTAACGCTCGCTAATGGTGAACAGCATGAGGCGACCATCCTCAACCCTGATAGGGTCCGCTGGGATATGGCCGCCACTCGTAACAATTGGCCTACGTTTGAAAAAGCGCCATTTTTGGGAATGACCTACCTCGCCTGGGCTGCACTCAAGCGAGAGAATAAGTACGCCGGTACATGGGATGAGTTCAAGGAAACTGATTGCCTCGAGGTAGAGTCCCGCGATGAAGAGCTCGAGGATGACGCCACGGGAAAATAATACCTGAGGGTACTCTAACCCGTACCCTGATTGAACTGAGCTACGCCTGGAAAATCAGCCCGGCCGAAGTGCTCGCCCTGGATGATGAAATTCAGGCAACGATGATAGATATCCTGAGGGAGGTTAGTAAGCAAAGTGGCTAGTAAGACTGCTATCCTCTCAGTCCGTATCATTTCGGACGCGAAAAAAGCGGTAGCCGGATTCAAGGAGGCCGCGGGCGGCCTGGACGGCCTCGAGAAGAACCTAAAGAAAGTCCAGCCCGCCGCTACCGTAGCCGCGGGCGCGGTCATCGCAATGGGTAAACAGGCGATTGACAGTGCCTCAAAGCTGGAACAGTCTACAGGCGCGGTTGAGGCTGTATTCAAAAATCAATCGACCGCGATTAAGCAACTCGCCGCGGACGCGGCCGGGGCGGTCGGTCTATCCGCTAATCAATATCAAGAGTTCGCCTCAGTCATCGGCTCTCAGCTGAAAAATCTAGGCACCGCTCAAGAGGACCTAGTACCCACTACGGATAAACTTATTACGATGGGCGCGGACCTCGCCTCAATGTTCGGAGGTACTACCGCGGACGCCGTTCAGGCCCTATCGGCTGCATTTCGTGGTGAATATGATCCAGTTGAGCGCTACGGCATTTCGATTAAGAAGAGCGACATTAACGCCCGGCTCGCCGCTAAGGGCCTGGACGGCCTCGAGGGTGAGGCGCTGAAAACCGCTGAGACTCAAGAGCTGTTATCTATGCTCACTGAACAATCAGCGGACGCAATGGGCAATTTCCAGCGCGAGACAGACACCGCCGCGGGCTCAGCGCAAATCGCCGCCGCTAATTGGGAAAACGCTAAGGCCTCGCTAGGTGAGGCATTCCTGCCTATCGTTACTCAGGCCGCGGAAAAACTCGCTGGCATGTCCAGCGTCGTGAAAGAGCACCCCCAACTGTTTACCGCTATGGCCGCCGCCGTCGTGGGCGCGGCCGGTGCCATTAATCTAGCCCTACTCGCCATTAAGGGCTATCGCGCCGTGTCTAGTATCGTGACTGGAATTAAGGCCGCATGGGCGGGCCTTAATACATCGATGGCCGTCATCCGCGGACAGATGATTCTAGGAAACGCGGCCGCCGCCGCCCGGTCCGCTACCGCATGGGTAGTAGCCGCCGCCCGCGCCGCGGCTGCATGGGTCGCTAACGTCGCTCGTATGGTAGGCGCGTGGGCTATGGCCGCCGCTCAGTCTGCCATCCACGGGGCTCGAGCCGGTATCCAGTGGGCGCTAGGAGCCGCCCGCGCCGCTACCGCGTGGGTAGTAAATCTCGCCCGTATCGGTATCGCCTGGACCCTCACAACGGCCCGCGTAGTAGCTCAGCTCGCCATCCAGCGCGGCGCTATGATGGCCGCCCGCGCCGCCACCCTTATGATGGCCGCGGGACAGGCGATTCTTAACGCCGTCATGTCCGCTAACCCTATCGCAATCGTGGTAATCGCCATCGCCGCCCTGGCGGCCGGGCTCGTAGTCGCCTATAACAAGAGCGAGACTTTCCGAAACGCGGTACAGGCGGCCGGTCGAGTCGCTAAGGCTGCATTCGACCTCGCTAAAAACGCGGTAATGGGAGTCATTCACAAAATTGGCGAAGTGATTGGCCGCGTAGGTGGCGTAGGTGGTGCATTCCAAACTGCGATGAGTATCGCTAAGGGCGCGGTTGATATCCTCACATGGCCGCTACGTCAACTCATTGGTTTCATCGAAAACGTCATTAGCGCTATTAGCCGGATTCGGTTCCCGTCGCCGCCTGGATGGATGAGAAAGCTCACGGGCGGCGCGGTTCAATTCTCAGGCACTGGCGGGGCCATGCTCACCGCCGCGGGGCCCGCTACGTTTAGTCCTATTGGTGGCGTGCTCTCTGGTAGTACCTCGCCCGCCCCGGTCAATGTGGATAACAGGGTGATTATTAATGTGGACGGGTCCGGTATTGTCGACCCCCGCGCCGTTGCTGAGCAAATCAGGGACGCGCTTAAATCGGATGGCCGTCAACGTGGTGGACGCCTCGCCGCTATGGGAGGTGCTGCATGGCTGTAACACCTAAACCGTCCGTTTACATTAATGGCCGCCGCGTGGCGTGCTCTACGTATGCTCTGGACCGGGAGCCGGTCGCTATTCGTGGATATGAGATTAAGTGGGGGCGCGATGACTACCACGATTCTGACGCGGAGCCCGCCTCAATTCGTCTACATATTGCGGACTCAACGGGTAAATGGGCTGAGCTCATTCGCACGTCTCAGGCGATTGGACAGACTCTCGAGGTGCGCCTCGAGGGGGCCAACGACAAGACAGACGAAACTCAAACATGGGTTCAGTTTCGTGGTCGCGTTTCGCATGCTCTCGCCCGGCCGATGAGCAACACGGGCCCTCAGGGCGAGCAAAGGTGGGAGATTACGCTGGACGGTGCGGACCGTACCGCGGATATGGGCTCTCGTACCGTCACTGAGGGCGAGTGGCCTCAAGAGCAACTACTAACCCGCGCTATCCGTATCCGCGATTATGGAAAATCAGCCGGTAGCGGAATAGATAATATCTACTTTTACCCCGGCTATCTCGAGTCGAGGTGTGGACCGCTGGACACTCAGCGCGCCACCCCGCTAGACCTCATGGGGCAGATGTATAGGTCTATGGGTAATGACTCGTGGGCATACGACCCGGACGGTAACGCTGTACGACAGGTGATTCGCCTCGCTCAGTCGCTACATATTCACCTGGGAACGTTTGATGATACTCAGGGCGCGGTTATTCCAGTGGTGAACGATATCACTGTGGATAATGTGCGTTATGAGGGTATCGGGCTAGGTGCGTGCGAGCTCGCCGGCGAGCCGCAAATCGAGGCTGACGTGTCGACTGACATTAACCGCCTCGAGTGCAAGTGGAAAGACTACTCTACCGGATTCAAAGACTGGACCACTGTTAAACAGCAGGTGCCAGCGGGCGGCTCAGTTCACACAATGACCTGGAATTCATGGTTTGACGCTGGCGAGGTCATCGACCCTACGCTCGCTAACGTGTGGAATAGAGTAAGGCAAGAGGGAGCCCGCCCGCGCCACCCTGAGGTGGAGCTACACCACCAAAAGACTTTCCCCACTTTCAGGCATGCTCACTGGTGGTTACATACGTGGGAGAATACCCGCCCGGCCTATCTAGCGGGCTCGCTACCGTGGCTATGGCTCATGGGAGGCTCAACTGACTATCCGCCCGTGGTCGCCCCGATTGGTGGCACTACGTCATATGATCCACGCTACGGGTGGACAGTATCGATGAGGGTCCACTGGATACAGAACACATCTACCACTAAGGCCCCGGTACGATGGAACGACCTACCACAAATTAAATTCCAACTCAATACCGAAACAGTCCCCTGGTGGTGGAAAATCGCAGGATTACCCACGCCGCCACCAAAAACCGTAGGTGAGCGGACGCCGGAAAGAGATCTCACGTGGGGAGAAGTATCGGACGGCAACGGCTACCGATTCGGAGATTCCGTCACGTGGGGGGACATGCAGAATGTGCCCACTAACGGAGCTCAGATTATTGACCACATCTAGGAGTTAGACCATGCCTCGCTACACGCCAAACTATAAAATTCCGTACCCGGTCGATGGCGACCCTATTTATCAGGGCGCGGCTCAGATGAGGGCCCTCGCTGAGAAAGTGGACGCCACGATGATAGGTGTCTCAGGAAAGCCCGGGCCTCAAGGCCCTACCGGGCCCGCGGGCCCTCAAGGCGACCGCGGCCCTAAGGGCCCCGCGGGCCCGGCTGGACCTGAGGGCCCTCGAGGCGCTACCGGCGCTAAGGGTGACACCGGCGACCGGGGCCCCGCGGGCGAGACTGGACCCGTGGGACCGCCCGGCCCTACCGGCCCTCGAGGCGCTACGGGCGCTAAGGGTGACACCGGCCCCGCGGGCCCTAAGGGTGAGGCCGGAACGGGTTTCACGCTCAAGGGCTCAAAGAGTAATAAATCTGAGCTACCCAACAACGCTAAGGCAGGAGACGCCTATCTAGTAGCGGGCGATGTAATGGTGTGGTCTGGTAGCGGGTGGGAAAACGTGGGGCAGATTCAAGGCCCGGCTGGACCTGAGGGCCCTCGAGGCGCTACCGGCGCTAAGGGTGACACCGGCGACCGCGGCCCCGCGGGCGCTCGAGGCGCTACCGGACCTGAGGGCCCTGAGGGCCCTCGAGGGCCTCAAGGCGACCCCGGCCCCCGCGGCCCGGCTGGACCGCAGGGCGAGACAGGCGCTAAGGGTGACACCGGCGACCGCGGCCCCGCGGGCGCTACCGGCCCTCGAGGCGCTACGGGCTCTCGAGGCCCTGAGGGCCCCCCGGGCCCGGCTGGACCTGAGGCCCCTAAGTACTACGGTATTTTGCGCTGGTCCGGTAACTGGTATAACCCGCCCCGCGACCAGTTCACGCGCCTGAGGGCTAACTCTAACGGTCGCCTATATGTCTATTTCGACCGCGGACAGGTCGCCCGTCAAAATGGAGACGATCCGTGTCTAGTCGCCCCGGTCGATGGCCTCTACCTACTCAGCGCCAAGCAGACGTGGGGCAATGGTAACGCCGTCAAAGCGATGGGGTTAGGTGGTTCCACAACTGACGGCATGAAAGACATTGCGCTATGGCAGGATGTTGTTAATTCATCGTTCGGTATGGTGACCACTCTAGTGTGGCTAACTCAAGGCACTACACTTTACCCCTGGACATTTAACAGCTCAAATACAGGCATGAGCCCCGCGGACCGTGGCGTAACATCCGAGTACTCTATGTGTCTCGTAGCCGCTCGCTAGGTGTGCTCGCCCTGGGCCCCGGCCTCGCTAAAAGTTGCGGGGCGCGGGGCTAGTGGTGTATGTCTTAGGCATGAGTAAACGTGATAAAAGGCTGAAAGGCCTGAAAACTACCTACTTAATGGAGCTAACACTAGCTCATATTCGCCTATCCAACCGCTACATTCGGGAACTCGAGGCTCGAGGCGTCAACATTCGTAAGCTCGCTGAGAATAGCCGCGGAACTTATATTAAGGGTGACGAAAACCTACGCCGGGCGATGTTCGATAAACCGGCATATAAAGAGGCGAGTAAAGAGGCCTACGCCGCCGCGGACGCTCGCCTGGAAAGGCTGGGAGCATGACCGCGCGCCATATTGCGGACCTCGAGTCGGACGAACTAATCAGCCGCCTATTCGCATATTCCAACCTCCACGGGCGATGCGTTAGAGAGCTAAGAGACCGTGGTTTATACAATGGTGACATATTAAGAAAGTCACACAACTCATTCAAAGACGGTAGACACTTTATTACTGAGGATGATTCCTCTGCTATGGAGTGGATTCGATTCATCGTGAGTGAGTCATTCCAGCCCGTGTTTGCGGACCCGGCAGAGGAGCTCGAGCGCCTTAAGCGCTACCTGATTACCGCGTCTCTAGTCGCCGCGGAGTCTGGGGCCCTGGACGATGAGCAATAACGAGAACTGCCCCTATTGCCGGGACCACATACCCCACAAACGTACTCCGATTCATTGTGACGTCTGCGGGCGAGTATTCGCCGCCTATCACGTACCCGCTGAGAATAACGGGGCGAGAGAATGTGCAGATTGCAGGGCTAAACGTGTAGGGGAGTTGCTATTCTGAGCCGCGTCATATATAACTTGATTTGTAGGGCCTAACGGCTGGTAGCGTTTCCACTGTTGGCTACCTTGCCTCAACAGTCGCTAGGCCCTACACCCCTAGAGATTGATGAGGGTTAATTCCTATTTCCGTCGCATTAACCGCGGAATTAGCCCTCATGGGTCGCTAGGAAAGACAATAACTAGATGACTTATTAGCCTACGTCGGGCTCAAAGCAGACGGACCCCCAGCTTATGATGTGAGTACTGGGAACCAACAACCACATGCGCTCAAGAGCTTTCGCTGAATACTCAAAGAGCTGGACGTAGCGCCCCGGCTCTACCCCGCCCGATTAGCTACCGGACAGGGTTCAGCACTAAAGAGCCGCTCGTGCAAGTAGGCACGAGGGGCTATTAGTCGTGGGATGACGTCGGAAAGCGGTCAAAATGGGAATTTTCCAATGGGGGGTCATCGAGAAAATAATTCCCCTTAGGGGATTCCTATAAGTAGCTACCTCACCCCGTGCATACCTAGTAAAGGATGGATACCATGACCTCCCCCACGATGAGCCTCCAAGATATCGCTGAGCGTTATGAGAGTGCTCAGTGTGTGAAGTATGGCCGCCCTACTGATTGGGATGTAGAGGGCGCGGGCTCATGGTGGGCTCTCATGCCCTCGAGGCCGCCCCGCTACGTAACTCAGCTCATGGCGGCCGCTCTGTGTGAGGATTGCCCGTTGCTGAGGATGTGTGCCTCTGACGCGCTCAGGGAGCGCCCAACAGGCGTCATACGGGCGGGCCTACCCGTTACAAGGGGTGACAGGCCGCCATCATGGCAGGAGGCTATCTGGCGTGCCGTAGCGGCCGGAGGGGACCTCAGGCGCTCTATCGCTGGACTCTCTGGCGATTGGGACCCGGCCGCCGCCGTGGCATGGATTGACAGGTACCGCCCCTGGACCTCACGGGACCTAGCCCGGCTACCCCGGAGGGCCCGGCTCATAGGGGCCCGCCCTGAGGGTGCCCGGGGG